CTACCTTTGGTCGGATACAAAGCACAATTACAGATGTTACTGCAGGTGGGGAAGAAGGTAATATAGCTTTCTACGTAGCAGAGAATGATGGTACACTTACAAAAGGTATGGAAATTAAGGGTATAGGAAGTGACGGTAATATTGAAGTAGATATTTCTACCCATGATGGTGCTGCAGGTGGTTTGAAATTAGGCGGTACATTAGTGACTTCTACTGCTACAGAATTAAATTTATTAGATGGTCTTAATTGTACAACAGCAGAATTAAATTTATTAGATGGTTCTGCGAAATCAACTTCTTCAATTACAATAGGGGATACGGATGCTTTTATTGTAATTGACGGTACTACAACAACACAGATACCAGCTTCTGACATTAAAACCTATGTAGGAGGGCCGACTTTAACAGGTTCTACCGATAATACAATTGTAACAGTAACTGGTTCTAATGCAATAGCTGGTGAATCTACATTTACATATGATGGTTCTGACTTAAAAATACTTGAAACTACTAATGACGGTAGCCCTTCTTTTACTATTGGCAGTGCAGATGCTGAAAGTGGTAAGATACAAGCAGTATATGATAGCGGAGCACAAACATTAAATTACTTAGAAATTTCTACAGCTACTGCTGATTCTGGTGGGGATGCAGGTAAGATACGTTTTGATGTAGATGGTACAGATATCTTTGATATTGATGATGGGGGTATCACATTTGCTAATGGATCAGCTTGGGAAATAGGTGTAGCAGCAACAACAAGTACTACAGCAGGGCGAGGACTTACTATTACAGCAGGTGCTACGTCTACTAACGGAAATAATATTAATGGTGGTGATCTTACGTTATCTTCTGGTGGTGGTGACGGTACAGGTACATCCAAGATAGATTTTAAAACTAAAATAAGTGGCACAGATGCACCTGCTTCTAAAATGCAATTATCAGGTGCAGGTGTACTTACACTTAGTGCTGGCGGTGTTGTTATTCCTGATGATGGTGATATAGGTTCTGCTAGTGCTACTGATGCAATACAGATATCTTCTGCAGGTATCGTTACATTTAAAGATGACATTTTAATTAAAGATGGTGGTACTATCGGTGTAGCTTCAGCAGCGGATGCAATGACAGTATCTTCTGCTGGTATCGTTACATTTAAAGATGACATTTTAATTAAAGATGGTGGTACAATTGGTAATGCTTCTGTAGCAGA